AATGCGCACAAGACTTTTACGTCAATCTTCAGTTGCTTACTTCAGGGTATCCAAACGTCGTGTGCAATCATTTCAGAGTTAATGCGTCAGCAACTAATGCTAAGGGAGGTGTAGAAATTTATCGCACTATTGAGTGGCACAACAAATGGCAGGAATTCCTCGGTGAGAAATTTCCTAAGTATGTTGAGGTCTATGAAAAAGTGCAGGCAAGTGGGCCATGGAAAGGACTGCCAAAAAAAGCAGTTAAAATTAAATGGAAAAAAGCATATGAAGATAGTCAAGTTTCAGATGCTAGTTTAGAAAGTTTTTTTGCATAGGGAGAATCTATTATGTCAGCAACACAAGAATGGATTAAACAAAAATTTCAAGAAGAATCAGCGAAAAACCCAATCGTAACAGTCCACACCTTACGAAAACAAATAGATGAAATGAAAGAAAGAATAAAAAAATTGGAAACTGATATGGCATATAGTCAGCATTCCCAAAATGAAGTATCTGCTTCTAGTCCCGAAGAACAACGAATTTATGAATTAAGGAGAACTGATTAAACATGTCAATTATGGATAAATTGAAAAAGAACAGTAAGGTCAAATTTACAGAGGTCTTATCTGATTCTAAGTTTTTTAATGAAAAAGATATGGTAATGACCGACGTGCCTATGGTTAACGTGGCACTGTCTGGTTCGGTTGAAGGTGGACTTGCGCCAGGACTAACAGTCCTGGCAGGTCCCAGTAAACATTTCAAAACGTCATTCGCATTGATTATGGCGGCAGCATATCTGAAAAAATATGATGATGCTGTACTGCTATTTTATGATTCAGAGTTTGGTTCGCCTCAAGCATATTTTGAGCAATATGGTATCGACACTTCTCGTGTTCTTCATACGCCAATCACGAACGTTGAAGAACTCAAGTTTGATCTAATTGGTCAACTTGAAGGAATTGATCGTGGTGATAAAGTCTGTATTGTAATTGATTCAGTGGGCAACCTTGCATCTAAAAAAGAACTTGATGATGCGATTAATGAAAAGTCAGTTGCTGATATGTCAAGGGCGAAGGCGCTTAAAGGTCTTTTCCGTATGAGTACACCGTATTTGAATATGAAGAATATTCCTATGATTGCGGTGAATCATACTTATATGGAAATCGGTATGTTCCCTAAGGCAGTTGTATCTGGTGGAACAGGCATTTATTATTCTGCAGACAATATCTGGATTCTCGGACGTCAGCAGGATAAACAAGGAGGTGAAATTAAAGGATACCATTTTGTTATCAATGTCGAAAAATCACGTTATGTTAAAGAGAAGTCTAAGATTCCTATTTCCGTATCTTGGGACGGTGGCGTACAGCATTATTCTGGACTTCTAGATGTAGCACTATCTGGGCAATATGTATCTAAACCTAGCAATGGTTGGTATTGCCGTGTCGATCGAGAAACTGGAGAAATGGTGGATCCCAAAGTCAGGGAAAAGGAAACACTCAAAGAAGAGTTCTGGAGACCTATCCTAGATGAAACTGACTTCAAAGATTTTATTCAACAAAAATTTGCTATAGGAGGTAAGATTTCAAATGAACTTGAAGAACTTACTGAAGCATGAAGAAAATGTGACGTATGAATTAGTGCCTGATCCAAACTCGGATCAGGCATGGAACGTTCGATTTAAAGAAGGACTATATAATGAAACAGTGGTTAAATACGGTGCTATTGCTGTAAACGAAGTGGCAGAAAATATTTCTTTCAGTTTTGAAATTATTTCTTGCCCAGATACAGATTTAAATGAAAATGATGAAGACCTTCAAGATTTTGCTGCTGATGTTTTACAACATATTATTGCAGAAGCAATAGAAAAGGGTGATGGTTCAGTCGTGCTTAAAGAAAGAAGTAAGGAAGAAGAATGAAAAATGGATTAAAAATTTTGATTTTTGGTTTGCCAGGCGCAGGTAAAACTTGGTTGGCAGAAAGACTTCAAAAACATCTAGAGTGTGCTTGGTTTAATGCAGACGAAGTTCGTAAGATGGCAAACGACTGGGATTTTTCACCAGAAGGTAGACTTCGCCAATCAACTCGTATGAAAAACATTGCAGATTATGAAAAAACTTGTGATCGTTGGGTTATTTCAGACTTTGTATGTCCGACTCAACATACTCGTGATATTTTTGACGCAGACATTTTGATTTGGATGGACACTATTCAAGAAGGAAGATTCGAAGATACAAATAAAATGTTCGAAATTCCAAACGATTTTGATTATCATATTAAAAAACATCTTACGGATGATGAGATTAAAGAATTAGGAGATAACATTGTTGCAAAACGAAGTTAAAGGTTTTAATTGGGAAAACCCGACAGTTCAGATGTTGGGTCGTTGGCAACCATGGCATGATGGGCACACTGAATTATTTAAACGGTGCCATGCTATCACTGGTCAAGTTGCTATTATGATTCGACAGGTTCCAGAAAAACGTGAAGCAAACTCACGTGTTCCTGGACAAGATGATAATCCCTTTGATATTGGTACAGTGATAAACAATATTGAAGAAGGATTGAAAAAAAGTGGCTTTACTTTACAAGAAGATTACGTTATAATTGTTGTTCCAAATATCGTTGACATTAGTTATGGTCGAGGAGTTGGTTATACATTTACAGAGCATGATCTTGGTAAAGATATTCATGATATATCAGCAACTAAGATTCGTGCGCAAATGAGATCAGAGGGTAAACTTGCAGACAAATCTTGAACAAACGATTTTAAGAAATATTCTAACTGATGAAAATTATATGCGGAAAGTTCTTCCGTTCATCAAACCAGATTATTTTGAAGGAATCTATCGTATATTATTTAGAGAAGCTGGAAAGTTTGTTGCGAAATACAACAGACTTCCTACTTCTGAATCTTTTAAGATTGAACTTGATCAGTCAGATAGACTGACTGGTGAAAACTACACAGTTGCTGTGGATATTATTCCACAGTTATTTTCCAAAGAACCTATCGATGAACAATGGTTGCTTGATACTACTGAAAAGTGGTGTCAGGATAGAGCAATTCATATTGCTATCATGGAATCTATTTCGATTATTGATGGTAAACACGAAACTATGACTAAAGGTGCTTTGCCTGATCTATTGTCAAAGGCATTAGGTGTAGCATTCGATACTAATGTGGGTCACGACTATGTTGAAAACTTTGAAGAACGTTTTGACTTTTATCATACAGAAGAAGATCGTATCCCATTTGATCTTGAATATTTCAACAAAATTACGAAGGGTGGTGTACCACGTAAAACACTTAACATTGCCCTTGCAGGTACTGGCGTTGGCAAGTCTCTATTCATGTGTCATGTTGCTGCTGGTGCTTTGGTAGAAGGACGCAATGTTCTCTACATCACTATGGAAATGGCAGAAGAACGTATCGCTGAGAGAATTGATGCAAACCTTTTAAATGTTCCTGTTGATCAGTTGCCTAATTTATCTCGCGAGATGTTCCGTACGAAAGTTGAAGATATTGCTCGTAAGACTACAGGTAAATTGATTGTAAAAGAATATCCTACAGGTTCTGCTCATGCTGGACACTTTCGTGCATTGTTAAATGAACTGAAACTGAAAAGACAATTTGAACCAGATATCATTTTTATTGATTATCTAAATATTTGTTCTTCTTCTCGTATGAAGGGTATGGGCGGGAGTATCAACTCATATAATTATATTAAAGCTATCGCTGAGGAGTTGCGTGGTCTTGCTGTTGAATTTGATGTACCTGTATTTTCTGCAACTCAAACTACTCGTAGTGGATATTCAAATTCTGATGTTGGTCTTGAAGATACTTCTGAAAGTTTTGGTTTGCCGGCCACGGCAGACCTTATGTTTGCTCTTATCTCTACGGAAGAATTAGAAAACATGGGTCAGATGATGGTCAAACAGTTGAAGAATAGATATAATGACCCGACTCGAGATAAAAGATTTGTTATCGGTGTAGATCGATCTAAAATGAGACTATATGATGTCGACGAAAATGAACAAACACTAACTGACGACACTCCTGTTTTTGATAAATCAGAATCACATCAACAGATGTCAAAGTTTAAGGATTTCAAACTATGAACTATAGACAAATACACAGACATTGGGGTAGTGATGAATATTCCAATAGATCAGCAGAAGTTGTTTATGATGGCAACAAAGAAATCTATATCGTAAATTTTTATGATAAGAAAAGACTAGTTGAAGCTAGAAAAATGGTTACAGAAGGTGTAGCGCATAGCGAAAGATATGCCGAAGATGCTGCGGAAAACTGGTGTTTAGGATACATACCATGAGAGATGGAACATATGGTATTGAAGTTGTAGAACTAGAAGAGAATGAAGATGGTTCTGCGACACTAGAACTTAAGATGTCAGAGGATACAAAAAGCCTTTTGATTGAAGCAGGATTAATTTCCTTAATTAGAAAATATTTAGATGAAAATGAAGTGGTATTAGAAGATGAAACTGTCGATTCGTAATATTGGTGGAGAAATCGTAAAACAAGATGAGCGATATATCGTCACTGATAATAAGACTTTAAAAAATTTGGTTCTCAGTTCAACTAAACTTAATCCGAAGATGAGCACTTCTGGGCATAGTCATGCTGGTCAAGAAGAAGTTTATTATTTTATTGATGGTTCTGGTAGAATGGAACTGGATGATGAGACTATCAATGTAATGCAGGGCGATATTGTGCTTATCGAGGATGGCGTGTTTCATCGTGTACATGCTGGTCCGAAAGGTTGCTATTTCGTTTGCGTTTTTGATGGTCAACGCCATACTGAAAAGAAGGACTAAATAACAATGGATGTAAGATTAATCAGTTACTCAAAACCTTCGGAGGATCTATATGTCGGTAAAGATATCCAAGAACTCATTGCGTATTGCGCCCGTGTCTCGAACCCCTCAAACCAAAATAACGAAGAAACGTCCGAAAGATTGTTATCATATCTTGCAAAACACAAACATTGGTCGCCTTTCGAAATGGTGTCTGCTTGCTTAGAAATTACAACGACTCGTGATATTGCACGTCAGATTTTAAGGCATAGGTCATTTTCTTTTCAAGAGTTTAGTCAAAGATATGCTAATCCACTTGAAGATCTTAAAATGGGACCGACGACAGAAATTAGAGCACAAGACCCAAAGAACAGACAAAACTCTGTAGATCGAGAAGATATAGATTTACAGATGGATTGGTTGAAGCAGCAAGCCGAAGTGATCAATGCAGCAAAGAAAGCATACCAATTCGCTATAGATAATGGAATAGCAAAAGAGATTGCTCGTAAGGTATTGCCTGAAGGTCTTACTGAATCTAGGATGTACATGAATGGAACGCTTCGTTCGTGGATTCACTTTATTGAACTTCGTTCTGGTAACGGAACGCAAAAAGAATGTCAAGAAGTAGCAATTGCTTGTGCAGATGTTATAACAAAAATCTTTCCACTGGCGAAAGACTATATTGGAGAATAAAATGATTTTGTGTGTTGGTTGTGGTTTTGTCGGTGGGACTGTTGCAGATTCTTTAGAAGCAAATGGTCACGAAATTATTCGTATTGATCCTAAATTGAATGGAAATAAGATTTCAGATTTTTTAGAATTTGCTTCTGGTGCGGTAGTTGCCGTTCCTACTCCTACAGTTGATGGTCAGTGTGATGAAAGTTATATCGTACAAGTGTTAGAAGAATTAGGAACTGAAATTCCTGTCATGCTCAAGTCTACTGTTCCACCAAATATGCTAGCAAAATATTCAGATAATGTAACATATAATCCTGAGTTTTTACGTCAGTTGACTGCAAAAGAAGACTGGGATAATCAAAAGCATTTTATCTTAGGAGGAACTCAAGAGGGTATGAAATACTGGGCGGATGTATTTGATTTTATTGATGCCGAGTTTATCTATACTGAAAGAGAAACAGCATGCATGGTAAAGTATATGCACAACTGCTGGTTAGCAATCAAAGTAGCATATTTTCATGAAATCTTTAGTTTGATGCAAGGTTACAACCACGAAGGTATGGTAGATATCCTATCTAAGTTCGAAAATATCGGACCATCTCATATGCGTGCGAGTAATGATGATGGCGGACTAGGATTCGGTGGAGCATGTTTCCCTAAAGACACAAAGGCATTTTTTGACTATACTGGTAGTCAAATCCTAAAACAAGTCATCGAAACGAATGATTTTCTTTTAGAAAAAAATGTTCAAAAAATGTAACATTTATGCTTTACTTCTATCAATTTTTATGATATAATATATGTATAATAAAACTTGAGGAGTTAAAAATGTCTAAACCAATTTCAAATTCAAAGTTTCGTACGATGATTAAGTCTTTGCCACGTGAAAAACAACGTGAGTCTTTAGAACGCCATCTTCGTATTCTTCCACAGTGGATTATGGATGAATCTGCTAAACTTGGTACTCAGTACAACGAAAAAGTTGTTAAGCATCTAGAGTCTCGTTTGAAATTGGTTCGTACTCTTTGGACAGAATATCTGATTGAAAACCATGCTTAAAAGAATTGCTGCCTGTGCTCTCTTAACGTCTTTTGCATACGGCTCCAGTGCACAGGCAGCAACATTAGCAAAAGCAGATTACTACCATTCTCCAGATTCAGAAATGAAATGTATTGCCGATAATGTTTATTGGGAATCAAGAAATCAAGTAATGAAAGGAATGATCGCCGTTGCTCTCGTCACTCGTAATCGTGTCGCTGATAAGCGTTTTCCTCATTCATATTGTGAGGTTATCCATCAAGGACCTACGAGAGCGTCTTGGAAAGACCCTTTCGTTCGTATCCCTCTTAGGGATCGTTGTCACTTTTCTTGGTATTGTGATGGCAAGTCTGATGATATTCCTGATTATGACATTCATGTTTATGAACTTGCT